TTCAACGCTTGTTTAGCAGTTGATATTTTTTTGTTGTCAAATTCAGTTAGTTTCATAGTTATATTCCAAGACTAATATAAAGTATTTATCTTTTTTGTTTTATTGTTAGGGTTTTGTGTTAAATCTTCTGTTTTGCCAAGTCTTGGAATCATTAATATATGTGTATAATTCATCCGTATACTGTCGTTTTTTCAATTTATCTTCACTCAATTTGGATAAAAATATTAACCGATCATCAGTATTTTTGGCATTTTTGAACATTTTTGTATGTAATGATATATCTACCTCTAATCCAGCTAACAAATTGTCTAATTTAAGTATTCGGTTAGATTGATATAACATATTTCTTTTATCAAATGTACACCACGCTACAGCATGTTTAAGAGTATTAAAATTATGTGTAGTAAAAGTAGTGTGCATTTTCACTATATATTCATTAGTACCAGATTTATTAATATGATACATATTGAACAATTCATAGCTATTGTCAGGGTTCTGAAAAATGATAACATCTTCTAACTGCCCTACAAAATCAGTTTTCATCAGTTTTTCTAACTGCTTTTCTGGATAATTACGTTTAACCATATTGTACTACCTTAAAATATATGTTACGTAATTCATCACTTGTATCTAAAAACGATGGTAATTTGTCCCAAATGGTATCTGTTTTAATCATTGGTACTGTATCACAATCACTATACAATGACCCTAATTCATTAGTACCATCATAAAACACACTAGCATGTTGTATTTCAAAATCAAATGACCAGCAGTTATATAATTCATTTTCTTCTTGTTGATACAGAAAACCAAAGTCTGTAAATTCATCTAATCGTATCTGTTTTTTTTCAGGTGTTCTAGTAATTTCAGGTTGACTGCGTAATGATATTGCTTGTAATACTGTATCAAAATTACATTGTGTATTTCTTTTATGTAGCCAAGGTATCAATTCTTCATCCTCAACTGGACGACTTCTATTGACTACTCCAGTAGGTGTAATATCAAATAGTGTATAGCAAGTAATAGTGTAACTCATACTACTATTTAATAGAGGTAAAAAAACCCGAGAAATTCTCGGGCCTTTTTGTTCAAGTTAAAAATTAACCTGTGAATGTAGCTGTAGCTGTTGTAGTTACACTATTAGACAAGCTAGCTGCCGATAGAACTGCTTCAACAGCGGCATCTAAAGTTGTAGTTGTCCATGCACCTGTTGGGTATACAGCCATTGCTAATGTGTCATTAGTTGTATCTGTGTACTCATACAAGTAAACTGTAGCTAATTGTTGTGTAGCTTGGATGATCAAGTTAACTTGAGTACCTGTCAAAGCACCAGTAGCTGTAATCGTGAAGAAGTCTAGCTTAGGACCTTGTGGTTGTACTGTAGCTGCTGAAGTAACAGCGTTTGCACCACTGTTTGTGTAAGCTGGACTGTCATAGTTAATTACCGGTAGCAAGTCGCCGTTTGTTTTTGTAAATTGTGCCATTTTGAAATTCCTTTAAGTTTGTGAGCATATAGCTCTACTCTTATTTATGCCTGGCACAAAAAAATCCAGGATTTGGCTTATCTTCCGGCTAGATTTTGACGACTAAAGCCCATTCTATCTACAAATTTTAAGCCATTTGATACAAAACCTTCATGTGTTTCAGTTCCGTCTTGTAAATATCCTTTAACAGGGCTAACTTCTGCGGCTTTATTTAATTGATTCACCACAGACATTTTTAATTTGTACATCTCAATCCATATAGTAAAAGCACCAACTAATCCAGCTTCATTAGCTTGCAAATGCTCAACTATCTTTGCTTTCATTTTATCAGTCATTGGTCTATTCTGTACAAAATCCATAAATCCTGCAAGTAAATTATTCAAATCACCTGCAACAATTTTCTTATTAATGTATACAGTAAACAATTGATTAAATGTATTACGTGCTTGAGGGGCAGTATTCATTAATTGGTCTACTGCAGGACCATATTTCTTAATTGCATTCTGTGCATTTTTTACTAATGTGTTATCCATTTTAAGCGTAGGTGCTGTTGGCATAGCACTAGGAACAATTGCGACATCACTATTATTCTTTAATTGTCCTATATTTCCATTCAACGTAGATGCTTCGTCAGTAGTCATTGCGTTAGGATCAATATACTGATGAACTGCAATGCCAGCACGTTTTCCACCTATTAATTGTCCAACTGAACTATTAGCTTCTACTTTATAAGTAATACCATTAGGATTAGCTTTGAAAACATAACTACCATTTTGGTCTTTTAATGGTTGATGGAATAACAAATCACCCCAGTAATATCCTTTAGAACCTTTACTAGCTTTTTCTAATCCAGGCCATATCTCAGCAATAATGGGCCATAAACTATCACGACCTACCCCACGTGCTTGGTCGTACTGTACAAACTGTTCCGAGCTGAATACTTGACGACCAGTACCGTCTTTCTTATTGAACATATGCTTGTCCATAATACTAAACTTACCTGAACTATTACGCCCAAATATCAATGCAGGATATCCGTCCCATTTGATTGTAACTGTTGCTGGATTCTTAACTGTATCACTCATTGCTTGTATAGCACGATTAGCACCCTCACTACCGCCCAAAAAGATTAAATCTTCTGGGTGGTCTAAATGACCTTTATCTTCATTTATAGATAGTTTGTCAATTTTAGATTTAAGTAGTGCTAATGCTTCCGATAAATTCATAACTGCTCTTTGTCGCTGTTTTTCTTTATTGATTTAGAAAACTTGCCTTGGTCACGTGATTTAATCGCCCCAAGCAACTTTCTCTCTAATATCTCTGCTTGTTCTTTAGGATAATTCCTATTAATCATCTCTAATAGATTAATTGCACTGGTGATGATATTGTGGGCCCTACTCTCAATAACATGACTTGTATCACGATTATTTCCGATAGCTTCCAATTCCTGCAGAAGGCTGCGAGTTTGTTTTTGCATAATAGTTTCCTAATAGTATTTATCTATATTACGGTTTTATTTCTTTAAGCTATTCAGCAAATTCTTCAATTTTGACCCCTGAACATCTACTACAATTTTCTTATTTTCAGGTTCTAATATTTCCCCTGTAGCTTGGTCAATGATAGGTTCCGTTGATTGTAGTGTACTTTGAGGTTTCAAATAACTCATAATTTGAGTAGCACTAGGTTGAGGCTTATAACTATCTTCACCGTCACCACCGTTATCACTAATACGCATAGTTTCAATATTGTATTCTAGGTCAATTTTCATACCGACACCAGTAGAACTACGTGACTTCATACATTGAATCTGATACTTACCGCGTTCACGCATACTACGGCTTGTAAAGATACCAAACACATTATCTGCTGTATTAATCTTACTGATACCACCAGCAATGTGACTATGGTCAAACTCAATCTCATCTACAGCACTACGATTTAACTGTGATGCAGTTACCATTAATATACCCATCTCTTTTGCAAGATTACGCAATTCTTCAGCAACATACTTGTCTTTAATAAACTGATCATTTGGATTGACTTTAACTGATACTGGCATTACTAGATCCAAATAGTCAATCATCACAAAGTCAATATTAATACCTGTCTGGATTTGTACTTCCTTCAAATAAGCACGAATGTCATTTACATTACTTTGTGCAGGCAATCCTTTAACACGATACTTACCTGCTTTCTTACCAACCATCTTAACTTTAAGTTCAGTTGATCCGATATCTTTACGAATATCTCTTGTACCCATATTAGTTAACATAGCATCAGTACGCAAACTAGTTAATTCTTCACTCAATTCTAATGTGACATATACCCCACTCATTCCTGTCTGTAACCAATTCAATGCTATGTTCATCATAACAAGTGATTTACCAGATCCTGAACCACCTGCAAAGATATTCAATTCTCCACGACTCATACCACCATACAGAATCTTATCCATCTGTGGCCAGCCTGTGCTAACTTGTCCACCACTGTTAAAGTATTTGTTTATACGTCCTGCAGGATCAGCAAAGTAATCTGTACCCATATCTTTCTGTAAACTGATTTGTACCGCGTCTTTAATTAGTTTTTCAACGGGGCCAAAATCACCCTTCTCAAGTAAGTCAGCACTTTTTAATATTGCTCTTTCTAACTCTTGTCGTTTAGTAAAACTTTCAAATTCTTCAAAGAACCAATCATAATGCCCCTGACTTAATTCAGGAATAACTTCAATATCTATACCAGTTAATGCTTTAATTTGTGTACTGTCGGGTAGTACCCCATATTTCGTTGTATGTTCTTTGAATAATTCTGCCGCTGGTCGCAATGATTTATCAAAGTTCTCTGAGTTCATAATATTCATAACTCTGGTATATAGCTCGGCATTCGTAATCATCATTTGCAGAAACAACTTCTGCAATTCTACGCTATATTCTTTATTATCTGATTGTTTTCTCAATTTTCTTCCTCTGTATTTCTATTTTTATTTTACTCATTGTAGCACTTTGCAAGATGCTTAATAGAGTTGGCAACTTGCCATATCTTACAACAGCATCGTTGACGTCCTTAATA